TCCATACGAACGCCCGATCGTGCGGTTCGTCCTTGTCACCTCTTAACCATTTCAAGTAATGCCTTACTGCGGAATCAATGTAACAATGTGTAGGAATACCTTTCTGCCAGTTATTTTCACCATATTTCAGCGCCCCAGCTTCAAAATGCTTGCTGACTTCTAACGCCATAGCAGGTTTCTTGCCCTTAAAGCCATCAAAACAATCTAGTGCCTGGTACAGCCACTCCACCTTACCATCCGTTTTAAACTCATATATCCAACTAATTGTGGTATCATCTAGCCATCGATTCACTACATCTAGTGGCATCAAATCACATCGTCCCTTGCCCTCTTGTATGTCCCTTACTGCGCCCGTAGTAAACTCCCTGCATTTTCCACTGTCTACGATACTCGGCTTGCTGTATGGGGCAAAATAGCCCCTTATACACTCACTCATAAAATCGTCAATATTTTCATATGTAGAACTTACGATCCCGTTGTCATAAGTAGTTCTGCCATCCACAAACGTATAAACCTTACCTTTTGTTACCCAAGCACCATCGCCCTTAAGGCACGTTACGCTAAAACTATCACTCATCTTTTGCTCTCCTCTACTAATCAACATAATTTATTAAGAGGACACTCATGCCCCTCTATTATCCATTGACAATTGCCATGATTTCCGTAATATTTACAAAAATTGTGGCAAACATTTACCATTACTTCTTCCAATTCTTCTGTTATGCTTTTTTCTATTTTTACTTCGTGAGGTTTTGGTATTGGCATCCATGCCACGACTTCATTGTTATCTAAGAGCTTACGGCTTATATTGTCATCAGTCCAATAGTTTTCGGGTTTTCGGTATGATAGTTCGGATACTACATCCCCACCACCATACGCCTTAAATGTAACAAGATACCAGCCTGTATCCCCAGGTAATCTTTCACTCGCAGGAATCCATTGTTGTTTAGGTGTTACGGATGGCAAATCTGTGATAAATTCCCATAACTTGTAATTTTCTTTATTTGGCATTTTGCCGTGTAAAGATTGCTGATATTCTAGTATCGCTTTCCTGCTTACCGCATCTTCGCATCTATCAGATTTTGTTACACCTTCCGTTAATGCTGTGATGATATAATTAGCAAAATCTGGCTTAAACACATGATTTATTTCTTTTATTGCTTCTTCTCTTGTCATTTCTCAATCTCCTCTACTAAATCTAAGCCATCCATAGCATAACACCCACGTATACCTTTAAGCCAAACATACTCGACTTGTCCAACTTTTTGTGGCTCTGAGATAACCTCGAAAAGTCGCCTTTTGTTGTGTTCCGATACATAATATCGGTTGTTCATTGTAACTTTGTCTCCTGGTTTCATTTAAACTCCCTTCCTGATTTTTTGTGCCTGAGTTGGATTCGTCCGATAAACTCAAACCCTGCAAGGTCAGCGGTTGCCTTTAAAATCTCAATTAATCTGTACGCTTTCTTATCCACCACACCCTCATCTCTGATTAATGCTTTTAGACCGTTGTAGGCCGTCGGATCGTGATAGCCTTCACTGTTTTTGATGTTCACTCGTTAAGTCCTTTCACATATACACCTATAAGTTTCCCGTTTACTCGTTTGCGCTGCACTATTAAATTTAATCGCTTACTCAAAGCCTTACTAAAACTGGATAGACACATCTCATTGGAACCATTTTCCGCACACGCCACTTGATAGGATCTATAGACCTCTTTTGTTGGTTGATTCTCAATCGTACACATTTCCCGGTCTTGCAAAAATAATAAAATCGGATTGTTCTGCAGTTCATAATCTTTCATTTCTCGTTCTACCTTTTCCGACTGTGTGAAACCGTTGTTGGTTAGAACTCTTTTCAGTCCGTCGATACCTAGTCGAATGACATATTCCATAACTTCCTCATCCCGCAATTTCCATGTGATATAAGGGTCAAAATCGGGATCATCTTTGGAAAATCGTGCGTTAAAAGGAACGATTACTAATCTTCTAAGTACCGCACCCGTCTTATCCCTGATTCTTGGGATGTCGTTAGCGGAAAACATCAGCTTGACACATGGTTTGAAAAAGAAGGTATCTTGACCTTTGAATTCTGCCTTTACCTGATTACCTGATACGATTTTCTTAAGCGTGGAAACCGCTTTCCCCTGCAAGAACTCGTCTGAAATATCGTCACCAATGTTCGCAAGCTTTCCGGACATTGTGGAAGTACTGAAACGCTCGTCCAACTCCGATAAATCCAATGCGGAATAGTTTTCACTTCCTAGGACATTTTTCACCATATCCAAAAAGGTGGATTTACCGTTTGATTTCTCGCCAGTTAGGATGAAGGCCTTTGACATTTCATTCCTTCTGTAAAAACAATAACCGATGCACTCTTCTAGCAAATCTCGGATCGTGTCATCCTGGCAAGCTAATTTATTGAAAGTATCGTCTGCCACCTCGGAGTATGCGTTCACATCGTAGTCCCATGGTATTTTGTTCGTGATAATAATGTCAGGATCAAAAGGTTGCAGTGTGTCGGTTGCAAGGTTGTAAATACCGTTATTAAAAGCGATCATGTTAGCGTCAACGGTCTGTTCGCTAAACGGACAGATGATTTCTAAGTACTTCAAAACTTCGGTCCTTTGTGATGCCTTCAACATGGGAAGGTGCTTAATCATCATGGATTCTATGATTCTTGCGCCTGGGATATACACTCCATCACGGTAAATGTGCAACTGCCCTTCAATTCGTTTTATGTGGTCATTATTTTTTAAGAACTGTGCAAAGTTATTATGTAAAAATGCGTTATTTTTGAAAAAGGTCTCTTTTGGGAAGGCTTCGTCCCTTAAGATTACGTTTAACTCTTCCTCTGATAATGGGGCTGTCAACACATATTTGTTTATGATGTTGATAACTTCCCTTGCTTCGTCTCTTGTAAGTCCTGCATTATTCAAAGTTAAGATGTAGGAATATAAGGAATTGTTCCTTCCGTCACCTGCTTCCATATTTACAAAATCTTCTTTGGTGTCTACTGGAAGAAGAAACTTTGGTACTTCCTGATAGTCCTCACCTTCCAATATGTCATATAAAAGTGGTCTTTCTTTTCCTTCGATTTTCAAAACCTCGTAGGAATTTTTGCGCCCTGCTTTTATATCAATCTTTGACAGTCCGCAGGCAAGTTTTGTTTTTCCGTAGCACTTTGTAATCGAACCGTTATTCCTGAACAGAAAATGCATACCGGACCGGCTTTCATACACCCTACAAAGTAGCTGCATATCTTCAACAAGGTGCATGAGGATTTCAGACTGTTCTTTATCGTCAATGTCAATCAGAACCGCATCATCGGCAAGGATTCCGGCAAACTCCGGAAGGTTTTTCACTTGATCATAAGTCTTTAAATCTGTTCTATTCTTAAACTTTTCCTCAGCTTCTTTGTTTTTAGTTACGATGTAACCTTTGTATAACTCCACCGTCTAGTCACTTCCCTTCTGTTAATAGTTTTAGGTTCTTTTGCAGGCCTTCCTTCTTCCTGTGATACTTTGTAAAAGCTGAATGATAAATGTGTTCCTTGTTTTTCAGGTGCCTGTACTCTGCGTTACTTTCTTTGAATCTTTCCTTTAACTTTTTGTCTTCAGGCGTTTTCTTCCAGGCTGCGATTGAATCCAGGTATGATTCCATTTTCTGAACTTTTTCACCCATTTCCAGGGCCTTTGGTCTTATATCAACGTACTTATTCGCATATTCTTTCGCCATTTGCTCATACATTTGAACGTGTTCGCTAATCCAGGTTGTGATTTGCTCAATCAATTCATCTTTGTGATCCCAATCAAGTTCAATTACCTTCAATAGCTTTTTCAAGTTCTTCTGTGAAGAAGGAAAGAAGTTTTCTAGTATGATAGTCATTTCACCATGTCTATATCTAATCTTTAAAATTTCATCCATTTACACCACTCCAAAATCGCTTAATCTTTTCTTTGCCATGCTGACATACCATTGTTTATCTAGTTTATCCGGAACCTTCACGCCTTCCACATTGTCGTTATACAGGAAGCAGTGCTCCGGTGTGCTTGCTACCTTATCAAGGTTTTCTTTTTTCTTATGCTTCATTTTCAGCCACCCATCGGTGGCATCCTTGGAAGCAAATACACGGACCGTTCTTTCATTCAGGATCGTTCCGCCGTGGGAAAGGTATTCATATTTTCTACCGATATGCTTTACCTGCTGGAACTCTTTCAGGTCGTTACACTCATTGATTGTTTTTTCGACCGGTGTATGCTTTACCATATAGTCAACCAGTGCTTTGTTTACGATTGGAAGGTCATAGTCCAATTCGCTTAATTTCTTCACATACGCACCCTTGGACTTTAAAAGCCCTTTTTCATCATCTACTAGCAAATAATTATTAACATCTTTTTGGTACACCGTTCCATAAATCAGGTCAAATTCCATCTGCACACCAATTCGCTGTTCCCAAGCGTATACAATGTCGTCTACCCTATCAAAATCCTTTATATTTGTAAGTTTTAGCAATAGACCGTCCGTATTGCTCTGGACTAGCTTGCAGGTTCCTTCTAAATGCTCGATAAGATCAACTAATGCCATCTGGCCATTGACCGTAATGCTATTGTTACTCATTGGATCATATAACGTGGAACTTCTCTGTTTCATCTGACCGGAAATAGCGTTATCCATAATCTTGAAGGGAAGTCTTGCTTTCTTATCGCCTTTTCTCTTGAACTCAATGTTGGAACCGTGAATAAATAGAAAGTTCTCCCAGTTGTTTATGACACGTTTTCCGAACTCATGTTTTTCCTGCGTAGATGGATAATATGCGGTCACATCAATCAGAAGGAATATACCGTGTTCGGTGTATTTTTTTATAGCACCGTGTATTCCACCCCAGGAAAGAACGTGGGGAGCGCCTGCAAGCATTACATGCTGTGACTTGGAATAGTTCTGATTCTCCGGCTTCCGATACCAGTCCATCAATGCCTTATATTTCTTTATTTCAAGGCCTGGTATGAAAGGAAAGTTAAATCCATCATCAAAGGATTGTCCTTTACTGTTACCGCCGAGAATGATCGCTGCTAACTGTGACTTTGTTTTCGATATATATGATAATGGAAAACCAAAGTGATTAATGAAATACATCATGATGTTAAACTCATCAATTCTGCGCAAGAAAACTTCAATTGTCTGCTCCACATCATGAGTACAATATTTTAGCGTTTCTTTTATCTCTTCCGGCGTTAACTTCCGATCAATGTCAAAAGGTACAGAACTTTCCTTGATATTATTACCCATGAACCCTTCAAATACTTTCAAACCCGGGTCTTTTTCAAACATTACATCATAGTTATTAAGTGGAATCTTCCGGAAAAGGGAAGAAAACTTCCATCCTGGTTCATCCTGAACGATAATGAAGTCGTTCACTTCTTTTGGGTTGAATCCGCAAAGAATTGCTTTTAAAATATATTGGTCGTAGTGCCTGCTATTGAATCCGACCCAAATATCGTTTTTATGTTCCTCATAGAATTGTTGCATCTGTTCAGGATCGTTTACAATTTCGGTGACCTGCTGTGAATTCATATCAATTAGAACAACCAACCAATCATAGTTAAACACCTCGAAAATCGTAGAATATCATCTACAAATCAATCCCCCTTCCGTACACTTCAATTTCCCATCCAAGGTAGTTGAAGATGCACCCATGTTTTCTTATTCGATTTTGCAACCAACCCTTCTTAAAACCAAAGTAAGCTGCACAATCGGCCATGGAATCAAACAAGACTATGCGTTCACCCTGTCTGATTTTTACTTTTCTTCTAATTTTGCACTGACTTTCCATCAAACCTATATCAAGGGCGTGTTTTAAATTTTCTGAATGAGTACACCATTCCAGGTTGCCCAGTGAATTGTTGTGGATGTTACCGTCAAGGTGATTTACAACCGGAAGGTTCTTTGGGTTTGGAATGAACGCTTGTGCTACAAGTCTATGTACCATATGGCTTTTATAGGTTCTATCCTTTGAAAGACATATGAACTCATAACCATTGGAATGGCACCCACCATATAAAAACTTTTCTTTCAAACACCTTCCGTCTGCCCCTATACTCTCAATGCGTTTTACTGCACCGTAGTTACTCACCGCATAAGCTTCTTCAAATCCTACTACAGGTTTCCATACTTCCATCCATACTGTCCTTCCCTTGTAAATGTCAGTGGGAGTGGTGAACTCCCACTGACATGTTAACATTTTAAACCTCGAATACCTCTTTGATTTTGAATGTGTTATATCCCTTTTTGTTCTCGCCATAGTCCAACATATATTCCAGGCTCTTATCGATGGCTTCCATAATGTCAAGGATGGTGTTGTTGTAATGCTCGTAATTTCCGTCAAATTCAACGTCAATTCCACTATCTAACGAACGCAGGAACTCATTCGCAATGTGAATCTGAAATCCTTGTGTGATAACCTGGTTCATAAAGATTTTCTGATCCTTGTGTTCACCGGTTAAAATGTTGAACCATACGGAAAGCATCGGTTTACCGCTTTCCTTTGTTGCTACAAGTTCCATCTTTTCAATCGAAACTTCGTACTCGCCGATAGGTACTTCTTCATAACTTGTGCTACCGGCTGCCGCTTCCTCGACTTCTTTCTTTAACTTCTCCTGATCTACTTCCTGATTCCATTTTTCAAAAATACTTGACATAATTTTAGTGCTCCTTTTCTTTATTTGTGTTTAGTTGAATGGTAGTGCATCTACATCTATACCGTCAGGGATGCTCATGAAACCGTCCGATGACACTTCCACTCTCGGTCGTCTACTACGTCTTGTAGGTGCCTTGACCTCAGGCGTAGGCTGTATTTCATCTTTTACATTAACATCTTCTTCGGCTTTTTCTCTACGGCTTCTGCGTGGGACTGGCTCAAGTTCGGGTTCTTTGGCATCTTCGAATTTAATCGGCTCACCTGAGTCGGTAACATTAGAATTTACAATCTTATTTATGTTATCATCTATAACCTCGGAACGTGATTTTCTCGTAGGTCTTTCCGTAACCTTGGGTTCGGTCTCCGTAGACTTGGAACTTCTAGACCTTCTGCCCCTTGCGTCAGGCTTCTCAAGATCAGCCGCTACCGCTTTATCAGCCTCTTCCATTTCTTCATCTGATTTAAAATCACCAAACTGATAATAACTTCTAATCTTATCATCCACATACTGTAGGTCATTTTCGATCGCATAAGTCGGGAACATACCCATAGGTGACTTTACGGTGTCTTTTCCGCTGTTCTGGGTGAAGAAGAAGTAATTTCCTTCACTTACCCCAGTCCTAAGTACTATGGTAAACAATCCTTCAATTGTGATTTTCTCCCTTAAAAGTTTACCGATCAGCTTGATTGTTGTAAGTCCATTTTCAAGGGTTTCTGTATGTGTCATATAATATACGGTTACATCATCCGGTAGTTCTTTACATATCTCAATTATCTCGAAATAATTAGCACCGAAATCATTCCATTTATCCCATCCTGACTCTTTGATTCTATCCATGTACGGAACGGAAAGAATGTACTGGAAATCATCTACCACGATCATTTTCTTGCCCTCGGACACCTCTTTCTTCATGTATGCTATAATTTTTTTAGAATCTGTTACGTTGTTTAGCGTATCGAAGCTACCTCTAAAGGGTAGCGGTTTACCGACTGGATTTATAATCGCTGTGATTGCTGGGTTACAATTTCGGAGCGATGTAGTCTTACCAGTCCCGGATTCACCCATAACTAATACCATCTGTGCCATTTTTATTCCTCGCTTTCTTCGGTTGATTTTTCCAAAAATCTACTGCACCACATATCAGCAGTATGTAAAATTAGATACAGTTCCGTTTCGTTACCTTGTAACTCTCGGCCTAGTGGTGTGTACAAACCGTCATGATACAATATAGCGTGTTGTTCTTCTTCGGTCAGGTCAATATATAGTGTAGCAAGAATTACTGACCTAATGCTATGCGGTACATTTAATAGTTCCGAATTTCTTTTAAACGGTTTCGCTGTGGACTGGTTACCACTTTTCAACACGTTTGGAACGTACTCTTCTTTCCCAAACTGACCGCACTTCCCAAGATCATGGAGTAGCGATACAATTTTGATGGAGTCCTCAAACTCGGTCGTAATATCCTCTTTAAGTGACCTCGCTAGATTTATGGCTGTGCGCATGACATTCAGACTATGCTCAACCAAACCGCCCTCTTTACATAGATGATTACCGCCAGAGCAAGACGCTTTAAAATAACCAATCTCATCCATAAACGCTATTAAATCTCCCATCCCTTCTCTTTGCGTCCCCGTCAGGATGCTACCTACGATTTCATGATAGTCAAGCGTTCCTCTCGTATCTTCGTCCACCGGTGTTACTTTTTTTCTTGGCATAACTTACTTCCTTTCGTTTATTCTTTCGGCGCACCCTCGTGCAAGCCCTTCTCCATCACCTAGCAAAAACTCAACCATCTCTTTAAATTGATCGAACTGATCCGGATATAATATAATTCCTATACCACCGGATTGATTTATTTGCTCAATATTCCAAAGTTGTAATTCAGATGGTTTACCTTTCGGTGCCTTGACTTCGATTGCCACAAAATAACCATTTACACAAGCCAGTATGTCAGGTATTCCCGACTTTGTGTAGCCGTTCGCAAAATACTTTACATACCAACAACCATTGTCTTTCAGATATTTCTTAATCTTGTTTTCAAATAATTTTTCTTGTGCAATAACTGATCGCCTTCTTTCTACTTAACCGTAATCTTAATTGACGATTTAACATTGCTGACTTTGCTGTATTTTTCAGCAATATCAGGAAGGTCTTTTTTCAGCGCTTTACTGTCAATGCTAGTCCTGGTGGTTGCGGCCACATAAGTGATTGACAGCAGTTCATTCTCAAATTTCTTCACGCCACATTCGTTCATAGCTTTTTCAAGCTGTTCACGCAAGGAAGCTTCCTGTTCTTCCAGTAATTTCTTCTGTTTTACAGTGTCCGCAATTCCTTTGATGACTGCTGCCGCATTACTTTCAAACACTTGTATACCAGTTTGATCTTCAACCTCTTTCCCATAACCACAATTTTCAGCACCATTAATTGGTAAAAATTCGCCTTTGTCATTTTTTACGATATAGCAAGCGATCTTGCATTTTTCCACTTCGTCACAATATGCGCAACAAATCTCTTTGCCACATTCCGGTAGGTTTTCCAAAGCCTCTTTACATATAATCATCTTTAATTCACTCCTTTTCATCTACCCATATTCTACGAACTTTTTCCTGCCACCCAGTTTTATCATCAAGATTTGGAAAAACGTGTTCACATAAATGTTCAAACGCTAATTCCCAAAACGTTGTAGCCAGTTCCGGCGCAGAATATAAATAGCTCCCTCTTACGTCCTTTAATTCTGAAAT